CACCAGAAAATGCTCTTTGTATCTGAGACGATGCTGTTTCAAAATCTATTCCTGTAACAGCAGAAACATTACCAGTAATTTCTAATATTCTATTAAGATCGTCTGCATCTTTTGCAACAACTGCTAAGTTACCTGATGCTCTTGAAATCTCTTCTAATGAAAAAGGAACTTTGGAGGCAAATTTTGTAAGATTATCAAATGCTAAAGCACCCTCTTCAGCACTACCAAATAAAAACTTAAATCTAATTTGTAGGCTCTCTACCTCTCTACCTACATCAACAAAACTCTTAACGATAGCACCAGCACCTAAACCAACTAATGCACCCTTTAAACTGAAAACACTTCTTTTTAGATTGCCAAGATTTTTTTGAACGCCAGATAAGGCTTTAGTCGTTTTATCTCTTGCGACTATATCAATATTTACTTTTTTCGTAGCCATCTATTTTTTCATTCTATTAACTTGCTCTTGCCTTTTACGTTCTTCTATTTGCAATTCAAAATATGCTATCCACATATTAAACTCTGCAACTGACATTTGCAAGATTTCGCTAATAGTTTTGTGTAGTTTTTCTGCTACAACAAATATGGTTTGGAGTTCTGAGTTATTTTTTAGTTTTTTTTAACGTCATCAATACTGTCTTGTTGAGTACCCATGATCTGACTTGCTACTCTTGCAAGTACGTCTGTATCTGCTTTTTGTTTGAAACTAAGAATGTGAGTAGCATTAAACATTTTCTTATGGTCTTTATCTAATGCTTTTTCTATTATGACATCAACCAGCACCCCAATATCATTAGAATTAGCACCTTTGAATATTTTAGATTTCTCTTGCATATTGAAAGGCTTGGCATAAATCGCTTTATCACCCACTAATCCCCACTCAGGGACTTCAATTATTTTAACTTCTAGTTCTTCAAAGTGAGAACGAATCCCATCAAAATAATCAATTTTTTCATCAGCCATAAATAACTAATTTATACTGTGCCGATAGTTAGACCACCTGAACCTTGTAATGATACAGTTCTAGTAGTAACGCCATCTAAAGTAACACCAACACTCATTCCAGTTACGATTCCAGTTCCTGATAATTTTTGTTCACCTGAACCTGAACCCTCTGGCATAAACTCTACACTCACACTAGCACCTTGTACAAGGCTACCTTGTGCTGAGTCGTCATCATCAAAGTTCATATCAATAGATGCAGTAAAACTACCTCTACCAGTTATGAATGATTTCATTGAGTCTCCTAGAGCAGTGTCCTCTACTACATCGTGTGTAGTATCAATAGTAAAACCAGTAGCTTGTCCAATATTAGAACCTCCAATATGAACTACTGCGTCTTTTCCATGATGAGTTGCCATAATCTATTACTCCTTTTTTTCTTTAGTTAATTCTTTTATAATCTTTTTAGTTTCCTGTGCAACTGAAATTTTTTTATTTTTATCTTGCACTTGCCAACCTCGTTTTTGATAATACTCTAAAAAATCTGGTGCGATTTTTATTGTAGCATTACCTTTGGTCATAGTTATATCTTGTGCCATTATGCTGTCCCCCTTACAAATTCATACACTACTCTCACAGTTATACGCACCCCACCATAAGGATAGATAGTACCCTCGTCTGACGATGCCTCAACAATTTGTGTATCCAGTGCATTTCCATTTCTTGTTATATCATTATCAAGAGTTTCTTCAACCACTTCAATAATTTGGTTTCTTACAGTATCAATATTGCTAGTTGTACCCTTACCAAATGCAACAATAATAAAATCTATTGTGCCTCTGTATGAGCCAGAACCTGATGCACCAATGGACGCTGGTTCTCTTGTTTCATCACCAGATTGAATAAAAGCACTAGGAAACTGAGCATCGCTAAGTTCTTCTACCTCAAATGGTTCTCTAGTAAGTTTTTTGAACTCAATAGGGCTAGTTACAGCATCAAGTTTAGTAATAATATCGTTAGCAATATTTTCTCTCTTACTCATAGTCTCATTTCTTTAAAATAAAATCTGTTAAACTCTTGTACTATTTTTTCTTCTTCAGTTCTACCAATAGCAAAAAAAGGTCTTTTAACTTTTCTTTTACCGACTCCAAAAAAATCATGTCTAAATGCAATTTTTTCTCTTTCTTTATTGGCAAAAAACAAAGTGTTTCTTAATCCTTTTTTCTTAAAATCTAAACTTCTAAACATTTTGCCAGAATCAGTTAAATCTACATGACCAACTTGTCTGCCTCTTTTTTTTCTATCTTCTTTTGTTGATTGTGCATAAGGTATCATTTTACCACCATCTGGTAATCTACCTGATTGAGTTCTCTTTGTAATCATCAAGACTGCCATATTAGAAACTCTATTAAGAGATTTTTGTATTGTTTTCTTTTGTTTTTGTGAAAGTTTTTTTAAGAAATTTGTTACTTCAATAACATTAGCTTTTACATTAACGTCTGCTACCATTATCGAACAAGTCTAAGCATATGCAAAGGCTCTTTTTCGCTGTCAGATACTGTCCCCCCACCATCTTCATCGTACTCAACTCCATCACGCAATATTGCCTGAAACTCTTCCTCGTATCTATCTCTATAAAAATCTATTTGTACTTGGAAAGTATCTTTACCCTCGCCTGTATCTGGGTCACGCCATTTTGTTAATATTGGGTAAATATATTTCCATAATGCTAAATAAACTACTGATTGTGTCCACTGCGAATCGGTAAGTTTACTATTTACCATTTCTACAGATGTAACCTTTGTAATATCTTTGTATCTGACTTGATGTCTGTATCGTTCCCACCATTCCTCTCGGACTCGTCTTAGAACATCATTCTCTGCAAACTGTAATTGATCGCCAAAGTCAGCGATACCAAAGCCTAAGATATCAGGCTGTATTTTTTGCAAATTAGTATTCGCAACACTAAATTCGCTTGTCGCCATTATTTTTTAGACTTTTTTTTCTTTGTTGTTTTCTTTACTGGCTCTGGTTTTGGTGCTGGGGCTTTAGCTTTACCATCATGCACTTTAAAACCTTTTGCCTCCCAAGTTGCAACATTTCTCTCGTAATCATCTTTATTACGTTCAATAACTTTGCCACTTGCATTAACTAGTTTGATCTTATCCATAATTTATCCTAACAGATAAGGGGTGGATAAACCACCCCTAATTGTTTTTATGTTTAGTTAATTACTGATTCGTTGAGCATTTCAACACCATATGAATCGTGTAGTTCACCTACACCATATACTGCTGTTGCTACAATTTCATCAGCACGCAAACTAGCGTCTCTTTGACTTTCAATCTTTAGGTCTTGCATCATAGCTAGTCCTAAAGCGTCTTGTGAGAATACTGCACCTTTACAGTTATCAGTATCTGTAGTGCCATCAACATTTGAAGATTCAAATATTCTGACTCCAGCTATCTCACCGATAAAGCCAGTTCTCATAGCCTCGTTCTGTAAATCACCAGCATTTGGATTTACAAAAGTATTGGTTAGTGATTTTTTAACATTGTAAATAACTTTAGGGTTAAATACTCCGTAGTATGGGGCTGGTACATTTGCTTGACGCAAAGTTGCAACTGCTTTGAAAATATTATCAATAGTCAATTCAGTTCCAGCACCACCTATACTTGTAGAAAATCCATCAAATAATGCTGTCAAATCTGTATCAATTTTTTTAGCGATTGCCTCACCAAATAATCTACCGATGTCGCCAGCAACATTTCTTGATGCTGAGTTTCTTGCTAGGTCTGTTAATGTTGTCATGATTCCAACCTCTGATGCTGTTATAGTAACAGATGATGGATTCACTGCTGTGTTTGTTAGATCGGTTGCCTCGTTTACTGCTGACGCACTGACAGTTGAATAAATCGGCACTTCTACAGATTTACCTCCACCAGCGATAGTGTAATTACGGACAAGACCTCTCATTATACTTTGTTCCTGTGCTACGAACAAAGCCTCTGCAACGATTTCCGTATATAGTTCGGATATCGTGCTACTTGTCGTTTCGTTAGCCATTTTTTACTCCTTATAATGGTTATGGTTTGTTTTGAATAACTGTTGGTTTAGAATTACGTTCTTCCCTATATTTGGCATACGCTTTTCTATCCTCTGGGTCATTCATGTTCAAATCACTCAGGTTTAAAGGTTTTCTGAGTTCTGTCCTATCCACATTTGACACTGAGCCACTGCCACTTGGGGTAGCAGAAACAAAGTGTGGGTTCTGTGTTAAAAACTCTTGAACTAACTCGTCAGTAGTTAGAGTCTCCCCTTTTCCGTTATATCGTGCAATACCATTTTTATCAAGGACTTCTACTGTACCAGTTTCATTTAGTTTTAAATTTGGTTTCAGTAATTCAACAACTTGATCTGGGTTGATAGCACGATTTTTTGATGCTGAAGATAATAGAGCCTTGTTAATTTTTATATCTTTTAACTCACTCTCAAGGTTTCCAATCTTTTTTCCATACTCTTCAGATTTTTCTTTTAATAATTTTTCAAACTCACCTTTTTGTATTTTGCTTTTTTCTTCAGCCTCTTTTTGAGTTTTAACTGCATTGATTGCAGTATCTAAATCATCAACATCTAATTTTTTAAATATAGATGCTCTCTCTTTTGCCAGTCTTTGTTTGACAATATTGTTTACATCTTCCTCAGAAAATGTGTGTGTGTTTACAGTCTCAGTTGGTTGCTCAACTGGTTGTTCTGTTTCTTTAGTTTCCGTAGTTTGTTCTACTTGGTTTTCATCAGCCATTTAATACTCCCTTTTATATTTTCCAATTAGGGTCTGTTGGAATCCAAGTATGTCTGCATCTATAGCCACCTCTTACAATAAATGGGTCGCCATTTGATTTACCAGCCCAACCCTCGTTTTTCCAAATACTCCTAATTTCTGTTTCGGTTAATGTTCTGTTTACCATTCTTCGACAAAATTGTCTAGAGTCTCGAACTAATGTCCCAACGTATTGAAAATGATTCAAGCCAGCATCTTTTGCTTTCTTGACAGTGAATTGACCATGAAACTGCATAACCGAGTCGTGAGCAATCTGACCAGAAT